CCTGTAGGACCAACAATACCTTGAATTCCTTGAACGCCTTGCGGACCTGTAGGACCTTCAATGCCTTGAATACCTTGCGCCCCTGTTGGTCCAGTAGGTCCTTGAATACCTTGTGAACCTGTAGGGCCAACTGCACCAGTATCGCCAGTTGCACCAGTAGGGCCAACCGCACCCGTATTACCTGTTGGGCCTACAGGGGCTAATGGCGCAACAGGTCCTACTGGTGCGGCATTAAATGCAACTTACACTCGCACATCATTTACAGCAACGGCAGGGCAAACAACATTTAGCGCAACTTACACGGTTGGCTTTATTGAAGTTTATTTAAACGGCGTGTTTTTAAATGAAACAGAATACACGGCAACTAATGGCACAAGCATTGTTTTAGGTAGTGCGGCGGCGGCTGGTGATATTGTTGAAACGATTGCTTATTACACAGTCAATGTTGCACCAACTGGCCCAACTGGACCTACAGGCCCGTCAGTTACCGGACCGGCTGGCCCTACCGGTCCTGCGCCTGATACATCAACTTATGTAACTTTAACAGGCACACAAACTTTAACTAACAAAACATTAACTGGATTAAGGGAAACAAGCACAGCATCAAGTGCAAATAACTTTAATCTTGCTAATGCCAATTACTTTACACACACAGTATCAGGTGCAACAACCTTTACTGTAAGCAATACAGCCACAAGTGGTTCAGTAAACACATTCATTTTAGATTTAACAAATGGTGGATCTGCAACAATTACATGGTGGTCAGGTGTTAAATGGGCAGGCGGCACAGCACCAACATTAACATCAAGTGGGCGCGATATATTGGGATTCTTTACCTATGATGGCGGCACAACTTGGAATGGCCTAGTTCTTGCAAAGGCGATGGCATAATGGCAGTCAATGACATAGTAATGGGTGCGGCTGGTGCTAGTGGGCCAGCAACATTCATTGAGGATGTATTTTCTACTTGGCTTTACACAGGTAACAGTTCTACGCAGACTATTACCAATGGCATAGATTTGTCAGGTAAAGGTGGATTGGTTTGGGAAAAGTTAAGAAATACATCAAGTGGACATTTTTTAATGGACACAGCGCGAGGTGGAAACTTTTCTTTAGATACGGCATCAACTGGCGCACAAGTTGGTGGAGCAGGACTTTCATTTAATTCAAATGGATATACTTGGGCATCTTCTTGGAGTTCTTCACAACAAGTAGCCTCTTGGACATTCCGCGAACAACCTAAATTCTTTGATGTTGTTACTTATACTGGGAATGGCGCAAATCGGACTATTGCTCATAATCTAGGTTCTGCGCCTGGTTGTATTATCGTTAAGATAACATCAGCAACTTCTAGTTGGAATGTATATCATCGTTCATTAACTTCAGCAGCTTATCAATTAGAGTTAAATAACACAGGCGCACAATTTTCAGACCCTACTGTTTGGAATAGTACAGCACCAACATCTAGTGTATTTTCATTAGGTACTAATGGTGGAGTAAACGCTTCAGGTCAAACATATGTTGCCTACCTATTCGCCCACAATGCAGGTGGCTTTGGCACAAGTGGTGCAGATAATGTGATTAGCTGTGGTAGTGTAACTGGCGGTGCTACGAACGCAATTGTTCCAGTAACTTTAGGGTATGAACCACAATTTGTTATAACAAAAAGAGTAGATTCAACAGGAGCATGGCAAACTCAAGATGTTATGCGTGGTTGGTCAAGAACAAGTAATGCAATGTTATATCCTAATGATTCTGCGGCTGAAGTTGTTACATCAGATGCTGGATATCCAACTGCAACTGGATTTACATTAGATACAACTGCTAATGCTACCTACATCTACATCGCTATCCGCAGACCAATGAAAACACCTACGACAGGAACAGAGGTGTTCACTCCAAACTTTTCGTCTGCTGGAACAATTAGTGTTGGATTTCCACCTGATTGGGTTTGGTATCAATCAACAAGTAATTCTTATGGAAATTATTGGTCTACTAGATTAACTGGCAATACACAATATTTACAACCTTCAAGCGCATCAGCAGAGGCTAATGGCGGTGCTAATACATTTAGATATGACCAGCAAAATTCATATACAGTTAATCTTTTTGGCGCACCTGCCGCAAATCATTTGTTTAAACGCGCCGCAGGCTTCTTTGATGTAGTGTGTTATACAGGGAATGGAACAGCAGGACAAACTTACAATCATAATCTTGGTGTTGCACCTGAATTAATGATTATAAAAAATAGAGGTGCTTCAGGTTATCAATGGACTGTATATGTTGCTTCATTAGGAAATACGCAATTCTTAACTATAAGAACAAATGCGGCAGGTTCAGATGGTGGCGCATATTGGAATAGCACAACTCCAACTTCTACAGTATTTACTGTTGGCTCAACTGCGGCTAATAATGCTTCAGCAAATACTTATGTTGCATACTTATTTGCCACCGTTGCAAATGTATCTAAAGTAGGTTCATATACAGGCACAGGTGCTACTCAAAGTATTAACGCTGGTCTTGCTTCAGGCGCAAGGTTTGTGATGATTAAACGCACAGATGATGTTGGCGATTGGTGGGTGTGGGACACAGCCCGTGGTATGGTTTCAGGAACAGACCCAAGGTTGCCAATTAATACAGGCGGAAATCAAATAAACAATAACTGGGTTTACACAGCATCAACAGGCTTTCAAATAGTAACAACAGACGCTTCAGTTAATGCTAGTGGCGGAAGTTATATATATTTGGCGATTTCATGATATACTATTTAGCAATAAACTAAAGGATATATTATGATTGACGCAAAAATAAAATTTAACGCACACAAACACAATGCAAAACGCAGAGGGATTGAATTTAATTTAACCTTTGAACAATGGTCTGATATTTGGAATAAATCTGACAAATGGAATGAAAGAGGTCGTGGCGCAAATAAATATTGTATGTGCAGAGTTGGTGATAAAGGTGCGTATGCTATTGATAATGTTTTTATTGGTCAAGGCAAGCAAAATGTAAGTGATGCAAATATTGGCAAACATGATAGCGAAGAAACTAAATTAAAAAAATCACTAGCCGCTAAAGGCAAAAAACATGAATATGCTTTAGGCGAAAAAAATGTAATGCACAGACCGGAAGTTAAAGCTAAATTATCTTTAGCAACTAGTGGTGAAAAACATTATAACCATAAAGGCGTTATTACACCTTTTGGATATTTTGTAACTGCAAAAGTAGCGTCATTGGCATTAGGTATTCCTAAACCAACAATTGAATGGCGTTGTAGGAATAATAAATCAAACTTTAAATATGCAATTGCTTAAGGAATAATCATGGAAATTAGAATCAGAGAATCAGGACAGGTAATGTATGAAAGCGAGTTTCGTGCATTATTCCCCAACACATCATTGCCGCTACTTACTGAAGCCGTTTTAAATGAGTTAGGTGCTGACATAGTATTAGAAGGCCCACAAGCACAGCCTACACGCTACCAAATAGGTTTTAGAGATGGTGTTGCACAGGTTGATGATAAATGGTATACCAAGTATTCTGTTAGCGATTTAGATGCAGATGGTATTGCCGCTAAAGATGCTGAACAAGCTAAATCAGTTCGTGCAGAACGCAATCGTTTAATTGCTGAATGTGATTGGACACAGGTTGAGGATAGTCCAGTAGATAAAGCAGCATGGGCTACTTATCGCCAAGCATTGCGTGACATAACTCTGCAAGAAGGCTTCCCATTTGATGTAACTTACCCAACTAAACCATAGGAATCGTTATGGATGAACAAGATAAAAGGCTGGAACGCATTGAGTCTAAAGTAGACAGAATGTCAGAGGCCATCGTTTCTTTAGCTAGGATGGAAGAACGCATGATTACCCTCTTTAAGCGTATGGATTCCTATGATGAGAGGCATGAAGCATTGCTTAAAAAGACACAAGACTTAGAAGTTAAGCAAGCGTCAGCATTATGGGTAGAACGTGTTATGTGGGTAGCTGTTGCAGCCTTAATATCTTGGATGCTTAAATGAAACAAACTATGATTAATCGCATTTGTTTATGTGACCATTGCCGTAAGGCTTTTATCATCAACGAACAAGGCAATGAATCAACGTGTGACAATTGCCTAGCTGAAGACGAACTAACGCATGAAATGATTGACTCTGGTGATCTCATTGGAGTCAATTATGACCGTGCATAACTTATTTGGTGGCGCACAAGACTACTTTGAACACATGATTGGCAAGACCATTGAGGAAGTAGGTATATTTGATGGCGAATTAGTTATATTCCTAGATGACTTGTCTGAGGTGTGTATCTTTGAGGATATAGATGGTTTAGCAATGCAGATTAACGAACGACCTGAATTGGATAGTTAATGAGATACCTATTACTATTACTTACTTTATTTGTTACATCAGTTTATGCTGATACTACTACAATTAACTACCGTGGGCAGCCAGTTGGTTCGGCAATGGCCCCAAGTATGTCAGCATTTAGCCAAGACGTATGTGGCATTGGTGTAAGCGGTGCTGTCAATGGCGGTGTAATTTCTATTGCTGGCGGTACGATGATTACTGACAATAATTGCGTACGATTACGTTGGGCAAAGTTTTTAAGCGATAGCGGTTTAAAGGTTGCGGCAGTATCGTTAGCCTGTGCTGCTACACATGAGAACTGGGTAGCAATGGAAATGTCGGGTTCGCCATGTCCTATAGGCGGTGCTATTGGTGATGCAGCTAGAAAGGCTTGGTATGATTTACATCCACAATGGTTTGAGGAAATATACGGTAAAGACTTCGTTCTTATTACTCCTCTGCCTGATTCTTCTAAGGAGTAGTTATGTTTATGCGTATTGTGCAGCAAGTCAATGGACTAGTTACGGGCCTGTTTACAGCAGTTTATTCGTTGGTCAAGACACAACTCTTGCTGCTTGTCAGCAAATTGCGTGTCAGTATTACCCAGGCATACCAGAATGTGGTCAGCCAACTCCGCCAACTCCTCCAGCTTGTTCTGACAATGTTGAAGTCCAATCCCTTAGTTGTGGGCCTAATCAAAGCGGTTCAATCAATCAAAGCCGCACTTATCTCTGTCAAAGTCAATCTTATACAGATTGGGTTACTACTTCAAACAATTGTACGGACAACCCCCCCACCTGCACCTATAGCGCACAAACGGAAGAAAGGCAAACCTGTGGGACTAACCAAGTCGGCACGGTTACGTACAAAAGAGAAAACAATTGTCCCGATGCCTACGGCTCACCTGTTGACTCCGGCTGGTTTGAAATCTCAAGGTCGTGTCAAGCAGCTCCTGCAACGTGTCAAGGCTATGCTGAAAGTAGGAGTTTAAGTTGTCCAAAAAACTTTTCTGGATCAATTACAGAAACCAATGTAGCAACTTGTCCAGACCCATACGGGAGTCCTGTAGCAAGTGGTTGGGCTACATCAAGCAATTCATGTACGCCAGACCCAGCAACTTGTTCAAGTTCAACACAGGTTCAAACACTAGCTTGTCAGGATGGTTACGTAGGTTCAATAACGCAAAACAGAGTATCGTCTTGCGACACACCGTACAGCGAACCAACATGGTCAGATTGGACAACAGCGCAAGACAGTTGCGTAATGAGTGCAACAAATCCTACAAACATAAGCAGTCCGGTAAATCCAGCGAGTCCGTTAAGTCTTCCTCCACCGCCACCGCCAGAACCGCCTCCACCACCACCCGAACCACCACCGGTAGAGGCAGCACCACCAGCAGAACCACCGCCAGTAGAAGCAGCACCGGCACAAGCAGCACCAGCAACAACAGCAACAACTACTACTACAGCACCACCACCAACCGTGAATGTAACTCCGTTGCAGACTCCCTCTGGTGGCAGTACGCAGAGTACACCGCAGCAAGTACCGAAAGGCAAGGAACTAGTACCAGGGTTTGGACTAGTGATGAGCCTAGATATTTTAAACAAGCCGATGCAGAATCAAGAGATTCAATTGAACGACGCATTGGCATACCAGCAGGAGTTACCGTATGAGTTTAGAGGAAATCAAGGAGTCTTACTCCAGCTTATCACCGAAAGCAATATTTCTGACGCTTTCAATAATCTTGCCGATGATAGGTGGAACAGGTTACGTAGGAATAACGACTTACAACCGAGTTATAGCGGCGACTGAAGCTATTGAAGCTGCCAAGCCTTATGATGATGCTGAATTACGTGCAGAAGTAAATGCTTTAAAAGTGCAACTTGCCGCACAGCAACAGTCAGTAAATACGGTTAAGGATGGCATGGTTACAACATCTAATCAACTTGTATCTATGCAAGAGAAAGTATCTAATGCACTTGGTACTGCTAACGAGGCTAAAGCCATTACTAACGGCAACGTGCGTGAAACAGCCGCATCTTTACTAGGTGTGCGTGAGGAAATGAAAGCTACCCGTGAAGGCATAGAATCACAACTTAAAGCACTAAAACGTGCTACATCTAACCCACTAGGAAATTAATTATGTTATCTATTATCTCTGGCCTATTAGGTATAGGTTCATCAGCACTACCAAGTCTACTAGGTTTCTTTCAACAGAAAGGTGACCAAAAGCATGAGATGGCTATGGCTCGTTTGCAGACAGAACGTGAAGCTGCTATGGCTGCCGCTGGTTTTGCATCACAAGAAAAGATTGAAGCAATCAAGCTAGAAGAAGTTGAAATGCAAACCTATACGCAAGAACGTGAGGCTTTATATTCACATGACATGAAAATCATGGATAAGGCTTCTCAATCTGTTGTAGACCTTAATGGTAAAGTGCGCCCATACATAGCATTTACTTTTGTTGGCTTGCTAGTGTTGGTAGACATTGTTGGTCTAGGTTGGGCGATCTATACTGGCGTAGAATTTACTACCGCTATGGGCTTGGTATTTTCTGACGATGAAATGGCTATCGTATCTAGTATAATTGGTTTCTACTTTGGTTCACGCCAATGGGAAAAGCATCGTGAAGGCAAGTAAAGAACTATTTAAAATGCTAAAGCACCACGAGGGTGTTAGGTACAAACCGTATCAGTGCCCAGCTAGGCTTTGGACAATAGGTGTTGGTAGTGTGATGTACCCTGAACAAGCAAAGATACCATCAAGCATAGAAGGCATGGCTAGGCGTAAAGCTTGGCCGCTTAAACCTGAAGACAATCGTAAATGGAGTGAGGAAGAAGTTGACAAATTATTGGCTAAGGATGTCGCCCGATTTGAAAGAGGGCTTGAACGTTATCTACCTATACGACTTTCACAGAATCAATACGATGCTATTCTTAGCTTCTGCTTTAATCTTGGCCTGGGTACATTTCAGCGGTCAACCCTCCGTCAGGCGCTTTTGCGTGGGGATAATGCGGCTGCCATGCAAAGTCTACGCAAGTATAACAAAGCTGGTGGCAAGGTCTTAAAAGGTTTGGACAACAGGCGTAAGGACGAAGAGGCGCTGTTTTTGTCCTAACTTTTGTATATTTTTGAATGGTTTTGGCTTATAATAGGCCGAAAATACTAGTAACGTCGACATGCTGTCTTGAGCAAGTCACCAGTGAGGGATCACAATGGCTTATACAATGACATTCGACAGCCTCAAGGTAGATCTTAGACGATACCTTGAACGTGGCTTTACATTAGCAGACGATCCATACGTCTATGAACAATTACCTCGCCTAATCAACATGGCGGAGCGTCGCATCGCTCGTGATCTTAAGATCCAAGGTTTCATTGTTGCTGTCAATACTACCCTTACAAACGGCGTTGCTACCTATCAAAAGCCAAATCGTTGGCGCGATACCATCTCAATGACAGTCAGCTCAGGCACTTCAATGTCGCCTGTCTTTACTAGATCTTATGAGTATTGCCGCAATTATTGGCCAGATGAAACACAAACAGGTCAACCAGAATTCTACGCTGACTACGACTACACACATTGGTTAATCGTTCCTACCCCTAACGGTACATACGATTTAGAGGTTTTATACTATGAATTGCCAGTGTTGCTAGAC